AGCGATTAAATGGAGAGCACCTTGAAACACGAAGAATCTTTAATGCAAATGGAGGTCCTTCGTTGGTTCAAGCTTCAGTATCCACACCTAGCACGATTGTTAATAGGTTACCCAGCAGGTATTAACCTTGGAGTAACAGCTAGGATGAGGATGAAGGCTATGGGGCTCACGGCAGGTGTGCCAGACCTTCAACTATTGCTGCCAAGAATTTATCCTCTAAAGCTTCTGGCTGAAAGTGGGATGTATTTTATAAATGAAAAAAGATTTTGTCCTGGGCTCTTTATAGAGTTGAAGACAGAAGATGGGAAACTGTCGCAAATTCAAAAAGAATATCATGAGATATTACGTAGTCAGCGTTATACCATTGTCACATGTTATAGCTTTGAAGAAGCGGTGGTTGAGATTAAAAAATATTTAGATGGGTACAACCCATCCGAAATGGAAATAGCTCATGCGTATCGATGAAGAACTTGAGAACATAGAAAAAAAGATTCATTACTTACTTGGTAAGAATGGATTTACGCAGCCTGATGTAGCTGATTACTCAGCAGAAAGGATGCGACATTATTATGCTGCTAAGAGACGGTATCAACAGAAGTTTGACTTGTACCATGCTGAAATTGCAGCCGGACGAATTGAGATATGATATGCCCAAAGTGCGAGTCTGGCATAAATTTCGATACTTGCTTTACATGTGGACACACAGTTAAAGAGCTTAGACTATGCGCTACATGCAATAAATCTATTGCTCACTTAAGCCATAGGTGCAAATATTGTTCTATTCCATGCAGAACAAAGGCAGCAATGGATAAAGAGAAGCGTCACGGAGAGGAAAAGAACTGTTCAAGCTGTTCAAAGCTATTCCGAGGAAGAAGGTCAAGTAAGTACTGCTCCCATCCATGTGCTATCGTTGAAAACGTTAAGCATAGAAAATTGATATATGATTTTTATAAGGAGAATAATTAATGCCATTAGTAAAAGGAAAAGCTGCCAAAACCAAGGCGGGAATGTCAAAGAATATTAAAACAGAAATGGCTCATGGAAAGCCTCAGAAGCAGGCCGTCGCCATAGCTTATTCTGTTGCTAAAGAATCTAAAAAGAAGAAATAAGGAGATTAAAATGTCTATCATGAGAACTAAAATGCCAGTTGCCAAAGAAAACAAAAAAGTAATCCCTGTTCAAAAACCGCACAAAAAAGTTCAGTCAGTTAAAGTTGCAGCATCAAAAGCAAAGGCTATGACTAAAAAGAATTAACCGCCCTACTCCCATATTCCATGAGCTATTTGGCACGAAAAGTGAAACCTCTTGTGCTGGATAGATTGGGAGTAGGGGGGTTATTTATGGTATTATGACGTCAAACTAACTTCGTACTAACTAAGCAGGAAACTTGACTCTTATATGAGACCAGTACTATACAAGCCAGAATATGACGAATTAATATTACAAATATTAACCAAAGGCGAGACCATTGTTTCTTTTTGTGCTGAAGTAATGGTAAGCAAGCAAACCTTTTATGACTGGGTGGACAGAGAGCCAAGCTTTAAGGAAGCCTATGAAGTAGGAATGATGAAGGCTGAAGCTTTCTGGATAAGAAAGGGTGTCGAAAATGAAGACAACCCAGACTTTAATCATGCCCTGTACACTTTTCAGCTAGGATCAAGATTTGGAATAACCAAGACAAGAAAATCTAAAAGCAAGAAAGTTGCTCCTGTTGGAAAGATAATTAAGAACCCAAAAAACCTATTAGACAGATTTAATAACGCTATACTAGATTTCCCAGATGGCGAGATTAGCCACGAAGAACTAGATAGGCTTGCGGCCGCTTTTATGAAGATGGCCGACATTAAAGAACGAGAAGACATCTCGGCTAGAGTGGCCGAGATTGAAGCATCAATGAAATTGAACAATTAAAGGGAAAATATGATTTTAAAAACTGACGCAGAAAAAAGATACTTACTAACATCTATGTGGAACCTAAAAGATTGGTTTCTTGGAAAGAACGACCCAGCATCCAGAGAGTATCAGGCTTCAGAAGACTTTAATATGTATTGTAATGTAGCCGGGATGGTAGATAGGCTGAAAAGAGAGATTGAGATTAGAGAAAAGGAAAAAGAAAGCACAAGCATTGCCGACCAAGCAGAGCACCTAAGAGAATATATAAGCATTCTTGAGAGCAACTTGAGGGCGTTTATGTTTCAAAACGCTGACAGGGCTGAAGTTAGCTCTGAATCAGTCGGCGACATGGATTATTTATCCATGAAAATAGATGAGTGCGGGCTTGGGACAGCCATTAGAAATGTATTATGGTGCGAAGATATATTTACCGTCAAAGATCTAATATCAAAAACCGAAATGGACCTTTTAAAACTTCCTAATTTTGGAAGAAAATCACTTAGAGCTATCCAAGATTTCTTAAATCCTAGAAAGCTTTATCTTGGAATGAGACGTTCTGACGATTCCTAAGGACAAACACATGACAGAAAAAACAAAATTAGATTATTGCGGCCTATCTCATTTTTTATTAAGAGAAGCAATTAAGCTAACAGACGATTTTGTGTTCGATATAAAAGAAGAGGATGGTCCAGTGCCATTTTATTCCTGTGGCCATGAAGAACTAATATCCAAACATAGAAGAATAGGCCAATTCTTAAGATATGCAGCTAAAGCCTATGATTCATGGGAGTTTGATCTACAAAAAGATGCCGAGAGTGAACCTAAAAAGGATTGAGAAGCTTGAAGAGCTTATTAAAGGTGAGAAGCACATTGAACTGGTCGTGGTCGATGGTGAAACAAATACCATCATACTTACAAAGCAAACAGGACCACGAGTATCAACTAGGCTTATCGTTAGAATATAGAGAAAGGACGTTCTTTGTAGTATTCACACCTGCGGACAAATATATTTGGTCTCCCTTCTTAAAGCGTGGTTTCACGCACTGTTATGTCATTGAAAAGCTAGAGCTCATCTGGATTATGTGCGACCCAACTAGGGTAGGCCTCAATATCGTTATGCCTTATTGCACCTCCGAGCATCCCCTTATCGAAAACATGATGATTCTATCTCCCGAGATGAGAGTTCTGGAAGTTGTCACCTCTGGTCAGGTGGGCAGCTTCCTTCTAAAACCCAAGATTCTGTCATGTGTATCGGTCGTTCAGTACGTAACTGGCATAAGCTTCTTTTGTATCACACCTTACTCTCTTTTTAAAAAACTGCTAAGATGTAAACATCAGAATTTAAAATCGGTCAGGGAGATTGAAAGGATATGAGTTCAGGTGCAAGTAAAGCGAGCAAAGATGCAATGAGTGCCGCAGCCTCAGACAAGGCTTTAAGGCTAAAGGCAGAAGAGCAACTAAGAAGGGACCGAATGAAGACTCAAAATCTTTTCATTCGACAGCTTCGAGGTGCACAAGGTGGCGGATTCTTTGGTGCTGGTCCTAGCGATACGCTGGGGTAGACATGTACAAAACTAAAAAAGAAGGACGCCGGGACGAAACTTCCCAGTATCTTCTAAAGAGACGCGAGCGCTCAATGGGTGAGAAAGCCAATTGGCGCAGCCTAATGGACCAAGCCTACTCTTTAGCTCTCCCAAATCTCAACCCCTACCGATTACAGACGCCTGGCTCTAACATGGCTTGGAACGTCTATGACTGCACACTTGAATTAGGGCTAACCAAGTTCGTAAACCGAATGATTAATGCCTTGGTTCCATCAGATATTAGCTGGGTTAAATTAGTTTCAGGTCATTTGATCCCAGAAGAAGAACGAGAAGAGACTGATTTAGCTCTACAAGAAATTACTGATACCTTCTTTTTCTACCTAAGACAGTCAAACTTTGACCTCGTCATCCATGAAGCCTTCACTGATATGGCTATTTCCCTTGGAGTAATACAAGTAAACGAGGGGCCGGACGATGATCCTTTGCTGTTCTCATGTATTCCAAGCGCCTACGTTGGCATTGAGACTGGACCACGAGGAGAAATAAATGCATTTTTTAGGGACTGGTTCTGCGTTCATGAATATCACTGTATTGAGCTTTGGGGTGAGGATTTTGTGGTTCCAGAAAGTATCAGGAAGCATGATGGTGAAGACCTCTACATGGATTTGTATGAACTCACCTACTACGACTATAAAGATAGAATCTACAAGTACTTCATAATTGAGAAGAGCACATCAGAAATTTGCTACAGAAAAGAAAGTGTTTCGTGGGAATGGATAGGCTTTAGATGGTCAAAACTGGCAGGGGAGGACTATGGACGGGGTCCTGTTCTTTCAGCCTTACCATCTGCTGCTACCATTAACAAGGCGATGCAGGACGAGTTGGCTTTGGCTGCCTTGAAGTGCGCGCCTCCGTTGATGGCTGTGACTGAAAACATCATCAACCCCTATACTTTTAAGATAGCTCCCAACGAAATTATCCGAGTTATGCCCGGAACAAATGGCGAATGGCCGTTACAACCGTTTCCCGTCGGTGGTGATATCCAGTTCGCCTCCCTTATTGTTGGTGACTTAAGAAGCCAAATAAACGAAATCATGATGGCGATGCCGCTTAACCTACCTCCAAAAGGTCCGGTTAGAACTGCAACCGAAGTAGCCATGACTCAAAATGAGCTCAGAGAAAATGCTGGTGCCCAGTTCTCCCGCGTTCAAAAAGAACTATTCGATCCTCTTGTGAAGAGAGTGCTTTGGATTTTACAAAAGAAAGGCTTTGTCCAACCATTATCGATTGATGGAAAGGCTGTTTCTCTTAACTATACAACGCCACTCATGCTCTCAAAAAACCAAGTCGATTTAGAGAAAATGATTCATTGGTTCGAAGTTATGTCAGGCATGTTTACGCCTGGTGTGGCCATGAATGCTTTAGATGCCGCCAAGATGCCCAGATGGATTGGTGAAAAGCTAAATGCAGATTTAAGTTTAATAAAGGACGAGGGCGACATTATCGCTCTCATGCAACAAGGTCAAGAACTAGCGGAGCAAGCAATTGAGCAACAACAATCAGGACAACCTCAGCCCCAGGAGCCCCTCAGCACCGGCCTACAGTAAAGAACAATTAGACTACATGTCTCTTTGTTACGGAGCCTTCAAGATAAATAGAGAAGGCAAAGAATGGCTCGCTACTATAAAAGAGTCATTAATAGAAAGGCTGGCTGTTGCAGATCCAGAAAAAGATGCTAACCATGCCTTCTTCAGAGAAGGTCAAAACTCAATGGTTCGAGGCATCGAGCAGAACATTCGTTTGTACGAAGACCATCAAAAAAGAACTAATCAATCGGGGGATTAATGTTAGAAAATGAGAATCCAACACCTGTGGCACAAGAAGAGAAACCACTGTCGCCCTCGGAAGCATATGAAGCATCTCAACTCACCAGCTTCTTTGATACTGCATCTCCGGTTGCAGATATGGCTGCTGAAACAGAAGCGCAACCAGCTGGTGACAGTAGCGAACATACTCCTGAATGGTATTTTAGTGAGAGTCTCAAAGGAGACGGCCCCCGACCAGCATGGCTCAAAGACAAATATAAGTCTGTTTCCGACCAAGCTTCGGCCTACAGCGAGCTTGAAAAGAAACTAGGGGAGTTCAAAGGAGCTCCAAAAGATGGATACAAGCTAGACGACATAGAAGGCTTAGACGTCAATGACCCGCTGCTCCAGAAGTTTTTGCCAAAGTTTAAAGACATGAACATGTCTCAGGACGCGGTGAAGGCTCTGATTAATGAGTTCTCTAGCTATAAGACTTCTGTTTCGACCGTTGACGTAAAAGAGGAAATCAAAAAGCTGGGCCTTGAAGGTCAAGACATGATTAACAAGACCAACCAATGGATGTCTAATAACCTAGACCCTGAGGTTGCCGACACGATTAAGTCTTGGATTCATACAGCTGAGGACATGAGAGCATTAAATGCGCTTAGATCCTTCCAGCCTTTGAGTCGCGTACCTAGTAATAGTGACATGCAAAGTGCTATAGCTTACGAGAGCCTCAAGGAAGTTAAGAACGAGAAAATTAATAATTGGAATAAATATCAAGAAGATGCAAATTACAGGAACTCGGTCAACGAGAGAATGGAAAAAGCATTTAATCGAGAAGAAGCACTTAGAAAGAGATAGTTGACTTAATCTAAAATTGAGTCTAGTATTTAATTATCAAGACCCGAAAGGACACTCTTGTTTATTTGTAAGTAGATAAGCAGGCCCAATCTTTCGGGAT